CATAAGATGCCGGTGCTATCTCCTACATTTGCTATCCACATCTTTTTTCCCAAGATAATTATAAGACTAAATGTCGTGCCACAAGTATAACTCTTTATAATTTCGCCGTGAATATGATCAAACGCAAATTCCAAAAACTCCACAGGATTTATAAGTATTCTGTCCATTTTGGTTTCTGTCATTTCAATCATCATTTTCTCGCATAAATCTGCGACTTCTTCACTTCTTGTGCCGTGGCCATCTGCCATTCCAATTAAACATCCGTCCTTATTTTCAAACGGGACTAATATCTTTCTATCCTGGTTTGGCTTCTGCTTAGATCCGCCAATATCGGTGTCCCATCCGACTTGTAAATTAAGTTTTGTCTTCTTCTCTTCTACCTGTACATTCTGTTCTACGATTTGAAAGACTGATTCTACTTGATTAATGCTCATTTTAGTTTAAAGTTTAGTTTTAAGTTTTAACTTAGGTGTAATTATTATTTTATACTTTTATATTTTTTGGTAAAAAGCATTTCAATTTTTTTTTGTTCCTTAAGAAAAACTACAACTTCGTAAGAAATTCTTAAAATTGTAATAACTTCTCGTAAAAAAAATAAAAAAAATAAAATTCAAGTTTTTATTTTAAAATTAAAAAAAATAAAAAAATTGAATTACTTTTTTTAAATTAGTGTAAAGTATAAAATTATAAAACCTAACCCGATTTAAAAATCGATACCAATATTACTATTAAAATGAATACCAATCAATCCTTAGACAAAGTTGATTTACATATCAACGACAACGACGAGTCGTGGAAGGACACTCGTCTTACTTATGAGTATGACCCGCTCGCTGATATAGCGGACCCACGATTTGACTTTGACTCTCTACAAGAACCTGACGAGCTTCCAGAAATGACACGATGTCGATGCGACGACTCCAAACCTGACCCCTACTTAACCTGCTGTAATTGCGGTTTCTCAGAATATGAATACTATGGTTACCGTTACAAATCCTCTGCTTATTGTAATGAATGCGCGTTACTGGTATGTGGCAAGCTTATTGAGAAGCCCAAGTACGCATTTTCGCGTCTTCCTGTAAGGAGTGGACAATTCCAATGCGATTTTGTCTATTGCGACAAGTGTAATTATATGATGTTAGATCAAGATAAAATTAATTATAACGGTGATATACTATGCTCTTGTTGCGCAAACGACGCCGAACTACTTTGTAAATATTCCGCAGAACAATGTGAACAACTAATAAACTATGCTGAAAAGCATAATCTTACAATTGAGGAATCAATTGACTACCAGACGCATTGTCATTGCTGTGGCAAAACAGTAGATGATGGTATATTTGACGAAATGAATCATCAATATTGTAAGGAAAAATGCTTCGAACATTGCGAAGACTACTGGTATCACTGTTTCCGAGGAGAGGAATGTAAAGTATGCGAAATATGGAAATATCATAAGAACCGCGATAGTTTGACCGCATATGACATTGAACTCTCAGATTGTGAGCCGGTTTTAGCGACGATAGATTGCTTCAAAGAGCTCCAAGTATATGGTCAGTTATACGAATGTATCGAAGACCTTGTAGAGTACTTTGACTCGGACCGCCACTGGAGACATGACTATAATTAAATTATATATTTTGTATTTTGTATATTTTGTATTTTGTATATTTCGTATATTTTAAAAATTAAATTAAATTAAATTAAATCAAATAAATGGTGTGGTTTTCACACTTTTTTATTTTTCAAAATATAAATTTTAAGTTATTCAATTTTTTCGTATTTTCAAAAAAAATTGAAATGCTTTTTACCAGAAAATATAAAAGTATTAAATATTTAACAACACACAGTTTAAAACTTAAAACTAAACCAAAACTTTAAACCAAAAACTAAAATGTCCGCTGCGAAATTTTACAGTATGAGAAGTTGCAATGACGACTATGTTCCAACTCAGCCTGTTAACACGTTTACATCAAGCTCAAGAGATGAGAATGCTGACGAACCTTGGTCGCCAACAATGAGAATGAAACATACAGGCAGACCTCAACCTGCTTTTACAAGTGAATTATTTAACAGAGTTCCTGTTATGTACCCAGACAATTCTCCATTTACTCGTTCCACTTGCGAGCCTAATGAGTTGGAAAAGAAGAATTTCAGTAATGAAAATAGAGATTGTATTAGCCAATACCCCGACGCAAATATACAATTTCGCGAGGTAAAATATGTATTTCCTTGGCTTCAAACAGACGCAGACTTTGAACCAGACGCACGCTTAGAGGCACTTGACGCCAAATTAGAAGCAATATATGCCGATTACGAGAAGAAGCTCAATGGTTCGGAAGATGATATTATCAGGCCTGATTTCGATGACGAGACTGCGATGATTCTCAAATATGTCGAAAAAAACAAATTTACTAATATGTCTATCGCTGAAGCAGTTGACTACTTAAAGTCTTGCCATCATTGCGGCAACACTAAGATTCCATTTGGTGACGAATATTGTAATGAGAGATGTCAAGATTACTCTATCGTGTTTTGCTACCCGTGTTTCAGAGGCGCCGATTGCAAAGCTTGCGACAATTACGATAAAGACTACTATGAAAGGGAGGAAAACTTAGTATACGATGATAGCGGCGAGATGACGCCAAGAGGTCGAATTATTAAAATTGATAAAAAAGATAATGTTAACTGGACAGATGATGAAGAAGAGTATGACGATGACCACTACGAAGAGTTTAGTCGTAGCGACCGAAATAATGATTCCACATTATGGGATATACAAGACCAAGAGAGAGAGAATTATGAAGAGATGATTCTCCAAATGGCCGAGGAAGCGGAAGCTGAAGAAGATGAATGGTAAGTAAATATATATTTTGTATAATATTTGTATAGTATTTTGTATATTAACTTAATTAATTAAACTTAAATAGATGGTGCTTTCGCACCTTTTTTCCTTTACACCTGTAATTGTGTGTAATGAAACAGCGCCAAATCATCCGCAAACAATGTATTCATTTTTTTTATTGCAAACTTTTCGAAAACATAATTTTCACTACCTGTTTTATTTGATACATTTTCCTTTTTTGGTTTATGTAAAATCTTATCAAATCCTAATTTATGTAAAATATCTATAAAATCATTTTCCAAATTTTCAAAGCGACCTATTAAATCAACACCACAACTTCCATCTATATCTTGTATTTGTGTTTTTTGACTCATAAATATGTGTCCGTATTCTATATCCGTAACATCATATTTGTTTTGAGACATATAGTTAGAAAATGTCGATTTTAAGTTGAATATCGTGTCAAAATGTGTCCATCCTGACAAAGCTCTTGTATAAGGATTACGTATAAAACAAAACTTGGTATATGTATTCCATTTTTCCTCTGTCATATTCATTACTTCATTGAAATAATCACTTGTTTTGCAATAAACTAACAAACCTACTAATTTGTTGAAAAATGATGTGTCGTATGTAGGATTGCCAGTTAAAACCATTTTGAAATAACGCGTTTTACAAATTGCGTCATGGTCAGGTCGCCGATTGGCGATAAGATTTAAAAAACTTATGAACCCGTAATATTTCACCAATGTTGGCCCAATATATGTACCACCCGTCTTTGGAATATGAATAAAAATGGCCTTCTTGTGATGATTAATATAAATCATATTATTAATTTTCTTATATATTTTTTTTATTGTTTATACTAATTATTTTATTGTAATATGTATTTTTCTCTCTTCGTTCTATTTCTAAAGTATCTTTTTGTCTCGATTGAGAGAGAACTAACTGTTTTGGGTTAACTATTATAATGTTGTTATTCATTTGTGTATTTTTTACTTGATACATTTTATAAATAATATATTAAAATGATAATATTATTTATAGTTTTACGCTTTTTTATTAATCACTTTGCTAAATGGTCTAACGCTGAGAGCAAAATCAATTCCTGATCTGTCAATTTTTGAAATATCAGATTTTTATCCATCGATATACGAAAGCATTTCGAATTATAGCCAAAATTTTTACAAACTAAAAACACTCCATCATCTGTTATTTTCATTTCGCAAAATAACGCACCTTTTTTCAAATCGATTTCCTTTGGATTCTCTATTGGTATCCAGCGAATATATGTGCCATATTTCAAATCGCTCATTTCGTCCACATACTTGTAACCATTAATCTTTTTTAATATTTTTAAGCTTTCGTCTTTTGGCAAATGTAACTCTTTTATTATTTTCAAATTCATTTCTTTCATTTTATCACTCGTAAAATCCAAAAGATTTTCATTTGTTTCATCTTCTAACGCTTGTAATAGTTTGTTAACATCCATATTTTATTATTTTATTATTTAATTATAATAATATTTTTATTACATTTTTATTACATTTAAAAAAAAGTATAATATTAATAATTTCTTGTTTTTCTTATTTTTCTTCTTTTATTTGTTTTTCTCTTTTTATTTTTTCCTTTTCTTTTATTTGTTTTTCTCCGTTTACCACCATTGTTTCTACTATAATCACGCATATCTTCTAATGTCTCAAAGTCTACTGCTGACGATAAACCATTTTCATGTATCATTCGAATTCCCATTAAGGCAGGATAATCTCTTAAATAATTAATTATTTCATTGTTGCCTTGTTGTATTGCTATATCTAAAGCTGTATTACCTGCTTGATTTTGTATTGTCATAGATGCTCCTCTTTCTAACAAAAACTCAATAATATCAAAATGATTATTTTCTACAGCCAAACAAAGCGCAGTATTTCCATTGTGGTCTTGAAAGTTAATGTTCGCACCATTATTTAAATACTGATTTACTTGTGCCAAATTTCCATCACGTGCCGCTAAAGTAAGACCCATATCGTTTAATCCCAAATTCATTTATATAAATATATATAAAATTATTATTATATATATTTTTTTTACCATTACTTCGTTTACCGCGACTTCGTTTACCGCGACTCCGTTTACCGCGACTCCGTTTACCAAGACCCAAAAGCGCCGCCACCTAAAACATAATTTGCTGCTAACGGTTCAAATCCTTCCATTCCCCCTGGAGTAGCCGCATTCACCAATGGAGTATTTTGTTGTTTGTACATATTGTCGTAATTTGGCAATTGTTGAGTTGAAGATGATGTTGGTAGCGAATTTATTGCTGTGCCATCTGTATAAGTTGTCTGTGATTGCGGCATAACTTGACCAGTAATAGAACCACCCATTTGTTGTTGTTGGCCAGCTATCGGCTGCGTAACTTTCACATTTCCTGATTTACCTTTCTTCTTACTGCTATCGGTTCCATTCCACAAATCCATAAGGCGGTCAAATAGTATACTAACCTTCTCACCTAACTTCGTTTGCAAACTCAATGTAATCATCAAAACGGCTAAAATTATGAAAACAATGTTGAAGTCGGGATATTTGACTCCACTGTATGTCGGTACAAAAGTAACGACTCTGTGAATCAATAATAAACCAATAAACATTACGATTATTTGGATTATTATTTCCGCTGAAAGCTCTACGCTACTCTTTTTGTCATCAGCTTCCGGAACATAATTCGACATACTCTTGTTCAAAATTATTACCGGTATTAGGGCTATAATTGCATACTGAATAATGTTTAGTATATCATATTTTGAATCATCATCAAAATTAAATACATGCTTTAAAAAACCTTTTGAATCGTCCGAACTATCCATATTCTTATATATAAGGTATAAAAAGAAATTAAAAACTATTTAATCTAAATATTCATAAATGGAAAATCACGAAGAACAACAATACCTAAACTTAATCAAGAATATTCTTGAAAATGGAACTTGGGAAGAGGGACGAAATGGCAAGACCAAAAGTATCTTTGGAAATATGATGCGTTTCTCTCTAAAGGATGGAAAAATTCCTATTTTAACAACAAAGAAGACCGCTTGGAAGACTTGCTTAAAAGAATTGTTGTGGTTTATTCGCGGTGATACGGATAATAAATTGCTGCAAGAACAAGGTGTCCATATTTGGGATGGAAATACGACTCGCGAGTTTTTGGATTCACGCGGGCTTACTGATTATCGTGAGGGACTCATTGGTCCTGGTTATGGTTTCCAATGGCGACATTTTGGCGGCGATTATGATTCGTCTGCGGCTGGTGTAAAAGAAGGTGGTAATAACGGCGTCGACCAATTACAGCAAATCATAGATGCTCTTAAAGACCCATCTCAGCGCACAAGTCGTCGCTTGATAATGACTGCGTGGAATCCTCAACAGTTGGACCAAATGGCGCTGCCTCCGTGCCATATTTTGTGCCAATTTAACGTACATGATGGTAACAAACTCAGTTGCTCTATGTATCAACGTAGCAATGATTTTTTCTTAGGAATTCCATTTAATATCGCATCATATTCGATGTTGACGCATTTGTTAGCCAAACATTGTGGATTAGAAGCATATGAATTTGTTCATTTTATGGGTAACTGTCATTTATATGATAATGCCATAGAGGCTGCTAATTTACAAATTACAAGACAACCTTTTCCGTTCCCAACTATTTCAATTAAGCAAGTTAGAGAGAACATTAATGAATACGAAATTGATGATTTTATTTTAGAAAACTACCAAAGTCACGAAGCTATTAAAGTAGCAATGGTTGCGTAGAAAATAATATTATAATATTATATAAAATGTCAGGTATTAGTTTATTTGGTAAAGAAGGACAAGAAATAGATAAAAGAGTTAAAGCTAAGAAGGAAAAAAGAGAGAAAGAAGAGGCACAAAAACGAAAGGATGAAGAAGGAACAGAGATGACAACTTATAGCAGTAACGCAGTTGAAGACCCTCAAGGTGGTAGAAGAACTCGTCGTCGCAGAACTATTCGTAAACTCAGAACCAAGAAATCTAAAAAATCAAGGAAATCTAGGAAACATAGAAAATAAATTATAGGTTGTTGCGTAAGTAATTTAAAAACATAGTGTTTATATTTAATATTAAATGAGTTCTAGTAGATCAATTGCTGCCGCCAGGTCAAGACGCGCCGGAGAATCTCAACCACCCGTAAGTGGTGGAAGACCTGTTACTTCTATTGCTTCACATTCAGCGTTTGTTCCCCAACAACAAATGCCTCCTCAGCCTCCAAATAATGTTAGAGTTTCTAAGACACCTATTCAACAACAGCAACAGCAAATGCCTCAAGGTGCTTCGCCTTTTACCAAATTAAGCATTTCTGATGCTATCGGTTTAGTTACTCTTCGTTTGGGACGTGTTGAACAATTCATCATTGATTTTGAAAATGGTGAAATTGAAGGTCATAATAACAATTCTGGAGGTTCAAGTATTCACGAAAATTCAAGAGTTGTTGATAATAGTGTATTAACTACTATAGTCAACAGATTGGATGCTCTTGAAAAGAGAGAAGGTTCTAGTAATAATGGAATTGTAAGCTCTGCTGCAAGCTTAGAACAAGTTGCTAAAATGGAAAAGGAATTGAAGGATACAAAGGATTTATTGTCCCACCTCCTCTTCAAATTTGAGTTGTTTATCAAGGAAACTGGTGAGAAATTTGCTGATTTTGATGGAGCCATTTCCGAAATTGAGAAAAATATGGAGTCTCATCAGTTTGTCGAATTAAATGAGACTGTTGCTGTAGTAGAAGAGTCTTTTCCTGTTCCTACTCTTTCTCCTGAGATAAACGCTCTTGATTTGAAATCACTTATAAAACAAGAGTTCTCTGCAACAGATTCAAATTAAAAATCATTATAAACATTATAAAAAAGATATTAAAAATATACACCTTTTATTACTAATGAAAGTTACCATCAGTAATAAAAACAAAAAGGATCTCTTTGTTGCGCTTTTTCAGATTATCAAAGGTTGTACCAGTATTGTTCGTGTCATTTTTCAACAAGAGAAAATGTATATTCAGGGTATGGATAAATCACATATTTGCTTATTTGAAGTCAATATTCAGAAAGCTTGGTTCGATGAATATATTGTAGATGAACCAAATACAGTAAGCTTTGACACAAATATTTTTCATTTGATTATTAGCACCAAACAAGAATCGCATAATATTATTATTCATTCCACAGATGGTGAAGATAATATAAATATTGATTTGGAATCTCAAGAGCATACAAAGGGCGAATTTAACAAGCATTTTAAGATACCTTTAGCCGATTATGATTATGATGAAATGAACATTCCGGTCGTTGAGTATGATGCCGAATTTTCAATTTCATCTAAGAAAATATGCGAAATCACCTCTCAAATGTTGTCATTCGGTACCGATTTAAATATCAAATGTTCCGAAGAAAGAATCGACTTGGTTACAGACGGGATTGTGGGTGAGATGCTTGTTAATATTCCAATCGACGATTTAAATGAGTACTCGATTGTGGAGGGTGACGTCATCGATTTGAAATATAGTCTCAATTACATTGCTAAAATGTGCTTAACCAATAAACTATCGAGCGAGGTTATATTCTCTATTAGCGCCGATTATCCTATGAAAATCAATTATGATTTAGGAGATGATAGCTCAATTGTCTTTTATATTGCTCCTAAAATTAGTGATTAAAGCTTGCGACTGTTAAAGCTAAAAGTGAATGCTTCGTTCTACTTCACAAAAATTATTATTATTTTTATTTAAGATTATAATGGAAATAATAATAGGATTGTTTATTTTTTGCTTGGTTTTATTTATTTACTTGCACATCCAATTTCATCTTAAAACCGGTGAAGATTTAGAAATGTATGAAGTCGACGAACCATCTAAAGAAAAATTGGAGGAAATCTGCGATATTAGGCAACCCGTTTTGTTCGACTTTGACAATAGCAAAATTATTGAGAATACAAATAAGACCTATATTGCTGCCAATTATTACGCATTTGAAACAAAAATTAGAAACGTAAAAGATGACACAAATACTAATTCGAATTCAGAGCTCTATATGCCGCTACCATTACACGCAACCGTTAAACTATTTACCGAGGATAAAACATCTGCTTATTTCTCGGAAAATAATAGCGAGTTTTTAGAAGAAACAGGTGTCGTGAAAAGTATGAAATATAATGATGAATTTTTACGACCATATATGGTGTCAAATTGTAACTATGATATTATGATGGGTAGCAAAGATGTATGTACACCATTTCGATATGAAATAAATTATAGGAATTTCTTTTTGCTCACGCAAGGCAGCGCTCAAATTAAAATGGCGCCACCACATTGTACCCGATATTTGTATCCCAATTATGACTATGAGAATTTTGAATTCAGATCACCAGTGAACCCTTGGTCGCCGCAGCCGAAATATAAGGCGGATTTTGATAAAATGAAATGCTTGGAGTTCACTTTGACGCCTGGTAAAACCCTTTTCTTACCCGCATATTGGTGGTATAGTATTAAGTTTATCAATAGCGACACCAGCATTTCGTGTTTCCGGTATAGGACTTATATGAATAACATTGCGGTTTTACCATATATTGGCTTACACGCGCTACAAATACAAAATGTAAAGCGAAATACAACAAAGAAAGTTAGCATCAATGAACTTAATAATGAAGTAATTTCAATTGATAATACAAAAGACGCGGTAGAAGTTGAAACCAAAGATGTTTCAAATACCACTAAAATAGATGATTTACCATCAGCAACAAATAATAACCAACAAGAAAATGTTAGTAATCATTTAAAAAATGAATAAAAAATATAAATAATGATTATTTCTTTAAAAATGATGCTATAGTTAGCACCCAAGTACCAAAAGTTATCACATATAAACTGGGTGTCATTATGAACATTAGCTGTATTTTTTTTTTGGTTTCAATATCTAAATTACAACAATTATTATTATTACAATTTGAAAAAACGCGTTTATTTTTTAGCATCGGCAACATTAGTTTATTCCTTAAAAAAAACATTTTCAAAAGTTATGAAATAATATACAATGATGTCTTTATATTTATTTCATAACTTTTGAAAATGTTTTTATCACCTAATGTTATAATGAGTAGATTTAGTAATACTGGGTTTAAAAAAACCAAAAGACACAAATATAAGAAACAAAAAAGAAGACGCACTCGTCGTCACTATTTAAGAGGAGGATGAGGCGAACCTTTTGTTTTAGGTGGCTACGACAAAAAATTTAAACATCTTGACACACACGAAGATATTGGTATGAAAGGAATAATGAAAGGAGTAATGAAAGGAGGCTGAGGACAGGCCGCGCCTATGATTTAAAATTATAGGTGCTATACTTTTCTTGCGAAGCTTTTACAAAGTTATAAAAAAGTATATTTGAATGACGATTTTTGGCTTTCTTTAAAAGAAAAGAAAAACAAATTATCCGAAAAAATAATACATTAAACAATTAATTTATTATTTTTATTATTTATTATTTATTTATTATTTATTTTTCTTTTAAAGAAAGCACTAATCTATATAATTCGTCTTGACCTGCTTTTGTTGACATATCAATTTTATACTTTTTAATTATTTTTGCCAACAATTTTTCATTTTCTTTTATTTCCCTTTCCTGTATCGTATTTGGAGATAATCGGCGTCTTTGTGTTTTCGCTTTTGTCACTTGTTTTGGTGCCGGTTCTAATGCTTTTTGTGTTTTTGCTTGTCTTTTATTAAGAACAGACTGGTTTGTCATTGTATCTTGCATTAGTTCCAAAGGAGAATCCGTAAGTGGCTCTGAAATTTTACCATAATTACTATATTCTTCATAATTCTGAAATATTCTTTTTTGGTAATATAAAAATCGTATACCCCAAGATTTCGCGCGAGTCTCTCTTTGTTGTTCTACTGTCATACCTTTTGTTGCCCTTTTATACATCTTTTTTACACGACTCAGTTCTGCTTCCAAATCATAATCATCATCCAATAATATTTCTGCTTCCAAATCAAGCAATATTTTAATTACTTCCATCAATGTAGTATATTTTTTCGAAGACGCATGTTTCTTTGTAAAATCAATTATATCTAACACTGTGTATGTAGGTTTAAAAAATATTTTTAAATATATGTTAACAGTTTCAACTATATATCCACTATAACCTCTTATAACTTTTTTTAAATAATTATTCGCATTTTCTTTTGTCGTCAAATAATTATAAATATCCTCTAATATTTCTTCACTTGATTTGTCTGGATTTTTTAAACATAATTCAGCAAAAAACATACTCCATATACTACAATAACCACCAGGTTCACCTTTACTTTTTTTTAATAAACTATTATTTTCAATAGTTTGTAAACCTTGCAAATACGGACATACATTTGTAGCCGCTACATAAGTGACGGCGGGTATATTGTCTTTTTTAAGTTCCGCATTAAAAATTCTTATAAAAAAATCAATCTTTCTTTCGATATTCGCCTGTTCTTTTTCACTTTCTTTAAATTCTCCACCATGCGGTTCAAAATGTTCGATTGCATTTGTTCTTCTCCTGTAAATTAACACATTTGAGTGACCTACAGGTAGGAATCCTTTATAATAATTTAACGGTATTATTATAGTTTCCTCACCTTTTTTTATACATTTTTTTAGTGTTTTTGCTAAATTTATAAATTGCTCGCGCATTTCAGCTTCTTCTTCTTTTGTTAGCTTCATTTTTATATTAATAGACATACCTAATAGAGTATCTTGTTTATCTAATAGGTTAGTTTTTTTTGCAACACATTTTGATTTATACTTTTTAATTAAATACAAATAAAAAAGCGATTCAATATTTGAGTAACCACAAATAGTGACAATTGTTTCACCTTTTTTCTCTAATTCGTCTAATTCCTGCGCTAATTTTTTACTTACTTTTATTGGTTCTGGTAACTTAAGTGACGACATATATTATATATTTTGTATATAATATATTTTTATTGTTTATTGGTTTATTACACTAATAAATACTCGTTGAATTCGGCTTTAACGCTTTCGTCGTGAACAGTAATTGCGCTTATATCCGCTCTACACAGCGCGCACGTCGGCAAATCTTTGTAAACCGCGGTACTCTTCAAACATCCTTTGAAACAATCCTTGCAAAACTGATGCTTACACTTTAGTGTGATCTGGTGTTTTTTTGGTATATTGTCTTCATAACATATTGCGCATTCACATTTTTCCGCACCTTGCTTCTCATCAATTTCTTCGATAGTTGTAGCAATGTTAAATTTATCTGTAGTTTCTATATTTTCTCCTTCTCCTTCTCCTTCTTGGCCGTGGGTTTGTAATAAATTGTAAAATTCTTGTATTAAACCAGTATTTATGTCTTGTTGGTCTTCATAAATATAATTTGTTATATTAACTAATATTTCATCTACATTTGAATATATTCTACAGTTACACTTTCTAATCGCAAACGCTTTGACAACTTCGCGGTCGACAATCAAATAATATTCCATAAGCCAATCTTTAAACGTATCGCGCGGGTCTACAGTCCACTCACAAAATGTCTTGCTCAATTGACATTCTTCTTCAAATTCGGTTATACGCGTGTCGCTACACGTTCTTATATTGTGGCCAATCCCATTGCAAAATGAACATCTATTTGGATTATTTATACCGTTGATATGATTAATAATCCTACCCATGTAAACACGCGGCCAATCATTTACAATATTATTACGGGTAATAATAATGTTAATATTATTTCTGTTTTCAGCATCAAAACTCATTTCAGTTATTTATAACTTTTAAGCAATTGTTTATTTTTAATTTCAATTTTTTTATCCAGGTATTATAAAGTAAACTATGGACCTAACTGATAATCGAAATTTTAATCCAAATTTTAATTCAAATTCAAATTCTAACTCAAATTCTATGTTTAATTCTGCTTCCAAAGAGTGTCTTCTTTCTACTTTACACGGAATCACGCAAATCGATCCTGAAGGCAATCTTGTGACATTTGATATGCCTCCTGGAGTTACTATGAAGTACCTATCTATGTCCACTCCTTTTGGTTATTGTTTATTATCAGCACCATCAGGAGAATATTCAATACCACCATTCGATACACATCCAGAAGAGAGCATTGATACTATTTGTGAACATATATCTAATTATGGAAACAGAGACACAAGTGAACTTTTTTTAGAAATAGGTGATATAGCAAAAAAATTAGCAGTAGTCGAGGATGAAATAGAATATGAAACTGGAATACAAAATTTAGCGCATTCTTTAAAAACATATACAGAACAATCTGTTACACCTTTTTCCCGACAAAAAATAGGCAGTGCGTTTGAGAAGATGACTGGTATCACAAGTGATGAGATGGATGAAAGTGATATGCTAACCACTGCTCAAATTAATTATGATAGTAGACAACCTCACGCACACTTTTCAAGACCAGAAGCAAAAACGCTTACAAGACATTTACAATTTCAAAGAGGTGTTGACGAGATTGGCAGAATTATTACTGTATCACCAGGTGAACCTTTTCCTGATTACGTGTATAGATGTTTAGCTTTGGGATATAATCCATCTAATCTAGAAAATAAAATTATTAATATGAATACTGGAGAAGTTATTATGGTGCCTCAAACCTCGACAACAATGAAAAGTATTAAATTGAGTGATATTATTCATAACTTAAAAGCAGAAAACCCTGATCATAATACTGTACTTTTGTTTGTATCGTTTTCTTGTGAGCAACCTTTAAACATTTCTGGGGCAACTACTCCACAAACAATCCGATTAACTGGAAGAAATTATAAGGGTAAAAGAGGTGGAACAAGAAAGAAAAGAAAACAAACCAAGAAAAGAAAAGGAACCAAGAAAAGAAAAGGAAGACGATAAATATATAAATAATATAAAAATATAATATAAAAATATAATATAAAAATAAAACTATAACTACATATATCAAGTAATATAGAAATGGAATTATACAAGATTTATGTAAATGACCGGAATTATAGTGCTTGGGAAGTATTTGAAACCAATACTTTTCAAAAAATTGATATTGATATTAATCCAAATACCTCTAAACTTTTCACAAATGATGTATTTTCTTATGAAAAAAATAATGTAACAATTGTTCACTCGACAGTTCGCTCTGGTTCGCCTATGCCAGGTGTACTAATTATAAACGGTAATAAAACATATGGACGTAGCAAAAATGGTAAATTGCTTTATAAATGCGTACCTGATGATAAGAGGTTACCACCTTTTTTGGTTCCATATGAAATCAAAAATGTTGGCTTTTCAAAGGTATTTGTCAATTTATACGTGACATTCGAATTTTCTGATTGGGATGATAAGCACCCGACAGGCAGACTTGTTAGTTCTATCGGACCAGTTGACGTTTTGGACAATTTTTACGAATATCAGCTTTATTGTAAAAGTTTGAACTCATCCATTCAGAAATTTCAAAAAGACACTTCAAAGGCTTTGGGGAAAACAAACCACGAGGATTTTATTAACAGCATAAAAGTTAAGTTTCCTTGTATTGAAGATAGAACCAACATAAAAGATTGGTACGTATTCACAATTGACCCGCCAAAGAGTCAGGATTTTGACGACGGCTTCAGTATTCGCGTTGGAGAAAATGGTATACAGCAAATTAGTATATACATTGCCAACGTCACGATATGGATGGACGTTTTGAACCTATGGGATTCTTTTTCGCAACGGATTTCTACCATCTATTTACCCGACAAAAAACGCCCAATGTTGCCGACTATTTTGTCCGATTGTTTGTGTAGTTTACAAGAAAAGGTGACGAGAGTGGCTTTCGTTATGGACGTTTTCATTAAAGATGATGACATCATTGACGTCAAATATGCGAATTGTTTAATCAAAGTCGCGAGGAATTTCTGTTACGAAGAAGCGTCTCTACTAAGAAATGAAAAATATAATAGTTTACATGATATTACCAGAAATCTATCGCGGAAAAACAGATATATTAGCAGCGTCAAAAATAGTCACGATGTCGTCTGCTATCTGATGATTTTAATGAACTACTATTGCGCGACCGAAATGCTGAAACATAAAACCGGCGTTTTTCGCTCTACAATAATGAAGCGGGAATATTCCGTACCAGATAGCGTACCCGAAGATGTTGCCAAGTATATTAAAATATGGAATAGCGCATCAGGGCAATATATTGACGGCACACTTATTACAAATGCTGATACGGGTTCGGTTCGCCATGAGCTGCTTGATATGGACGCTTATATTCATATTACAAGTCCTATTCGCCGTTTGGTCGATTTATTAAATATGATTAAATTACAGAGCGTTTTAGGTCTCGTAAAATTATCTGAAAATGTGGACAAATTTTATGAGAAGTGGTTAAGAGATTTGGACTATATTAATACGACAATGCGGTCGATAAGAAAAGTCCAATGTGATTGCACACTCTTAGACCTGTGTGCTAATAATTCCGACTTAATTGATAAAGAATATGATGGTTATGTATTTGACAAAATAAACCGAAATGATGGACTATTTCAATACATCGTGTTTTTACCTGAATTAAAATTGTCTTCAAGGATTACTTTGAGAGACGATTTTGAAAATTTTGATAGTAGAAAATTCAAGTTGTTTTTGTTTAATGATGAAGAGAGCTTTAAACGCAAAATCCGATTACATTTGGTTTAGATACTAAAATTACTCGGTTTCATTTATTTTATCGATTGTAACATTTTTGGCTATTTTTTTAATGATTTTGTCCTCTTTTTCCAAATCATTATCGCCTTTGCCACCCATTGCTTCAATGATGAGTTTATCATATTTATCCGAGAATTTTGATTCACTTTTTTCACATCCTGGATACTTTGTTTTAAACTCATTCAATAATTTGGAATTCTTATGTGTCACGTGTTTTATCATTTTTCTCATCTTTTGTTTATTTTCATTCTCCTTTTCCCATTTATTTTCATCCTTTACATATATTACTTCTCTCTTTGAATCAGTACAATGAACAGGTCTCTTTGTCTCATCAAGAGAAATTAGATTCTTAACTATTATTTTTGAAATACCATCTACATAACCCAGATTCCCAACATTCTCCAAATCTGACAATTGTATCTTTATTGAATCCACAAAATCCATTATATTCATAGCATCTTTGCAAGTCTCGTTTAAAAAGAATTGAAGATTAAATGTTTTGTTATTTGAATTTATATTGTTATTTGAAATATTAGTATTTGAAGTATTTTTATTACAAATATCAACTAATTTATTTGTTAAATCCTGATTTTGTTTTACCACATCAAGAACAAGGTTTGTTAATACCTTTATTTGATTTTGTTCATTTTGTTCATTTTGTTCATTTTGTTCATTTATTAGAGAATCATACATATTATTATTTTTACATATTTTTTTATGTTTCCATAACCCAGATAAAGATTTGTATATTTTATTACAACCAGTACATTTATGTAATTCATTGGACTCGTTTTTCTCGCCGAGTTTATTTCCATTTATTTCCATTTTATTTCCA